TCTACAGGCTCAATGGAAGACCTATGGCTCAGGTATTTACAGACGCTTTATGCAAATGCAAAAACATTCAATGATGCTTACTACCAATGGAAGAATGCTTAGATGGCTAAAATAGATTTAACAGATGTAGGTAGTGGCTTTCAGACAGCCACGGCTCAGAATGCGAACAACGCTTCTATTGAGGAACACCTAAATGACAAGGTGCTTTATAGGGACAACCCTACAGGTGAAGCTAATACAATGCAGCAAGCATTGGATATGAATAGTAAAGATGTAAATAATGTAAATACATTGAATACAACTGCTCTCACGATTGGCGGCGTAGGTATTGTTGCAGGGAGTGACACGGTAACTGTTCCTACAGCCGCAAGCATCCCTAATGTAGCGGCTGGTAATATTGCAGCTACAGATGTACAAGCAGCCTTGAATGAGCTTGATACAGAGAAGGTAGGACTCGCTGGCAACGAAACAGTAGCAGGAGATAAAACCTTCTCTGGTACTACAATACTTACTGGCACTTTAGAGGTAGATGGTACAACACAACTAGACGGGGCTGTGACATTAAACGCATCACTAGCTGCAACAGAAGATGTCACACTATCTAAAACCTTAAAACAAGTTAAGGGTGCAGACGTAGCTTCAGCTACAGCTCTTACATTAGGGGATGGAAATTACTTTGATGTAACAGGCACAACTGCCATCACCTCTATCGTCGCTAAGGGTATTGGCACTGTTGTGAGGTTACATTTCGATGCAGCAGCAGTACTTACACACCACGCTACAGACTTAGTCCTTCCGGGAGCTGCTAACATAACAACTGCTGCTGGAGATGAAGCTGAATTTGTTGAATATGCTACAGGTGATTGGCGTTGTTTGAGGTATCAAAGAGCCTCAACTGCACCAGATGGGTTAGTCTCAACAGGTGCATGGACACCTATAATATCTGATGGCACAAACAATGCCACTATGTTTAATACTCATGGAACATATGTAAGAATGGATGACCATATTATAGTTCAGGCTCGTGTTGGTTGGAGTTCCTTGGGGTCTGTCTCTGGGCCTGTGAGAATAAGTGGATTACCTTTCCCTAATACAAATGTAGCAAACTCTTATAGCCCTATCAATGTAGGTTATGGTAGTGGATTAGCTATTACCGCAGGAACCTCGATTGGTGGTCTTATTCAACAAAATCTTGACTATATGCTTTTATATCTTTGGGACAGTACGGCAGGGAGTACAACTTCACTGACAGATGTACATTGTACTGCGGCAGGCACCTTAATGGTAAGTGCTGTTTATGTTACAGATGCTTAAAATAATCTTTATTATTTTTTTGTTAAGTGGGTGTACTGTCTATGGAGGCCTCTCTGCTCATACGGAGCACTATGATAAACCTGAAATACAAGGGATGGAGAACCCTATAGGAATAATTCGTGGAGAAATACCCTTAAATAATACCACTAAGATATTTTGTGAACATTTGAGCTCTATCCCAACTTATGAACAGGGATATGGGTTTAACCACTGTGGAGGTTTAATAAGACTAAAATGATTGAACTACGTTGCAATAAAGATAGCATCTACCGCTACCTTACTCATGCTATGTTCTTTGAGTCAAGGACAAAGGGCTTTGATGCTACCTTTACTTTTAAAGAGCAAGACCATGAATATGAAGGCGTTCATTACACCTCCATGCGGAAGCTCTACTTGGAGATGGAAGACCCTACAGAGTATCTCTTCGCACAGGAAGTGCTAGGTAGTTGGGATCATTGGCAGAAACTTTGTAACAGTGCTCTCGTTTTTGAACACATTAAGAAATGGCGTGAAGAATTAGAGATTAAGCTTAAGGCTAAGGCTATTGGGGCGATGGTTGATACAGCTCTGACAGCTGGTTCTAAGGGCACTACAGCAGCTAAGTGGTTAGCCACAGGTGGCTTCAATAGCGGCAAAGGCCGCCCCACAAAGGCTGACAGAGAGCGTCAGGCCAAGATAGCAGCTGGTGTGGATAAAGAGACAGAGTCTCATTTACAGTTACTAAAAGAGCATCAAAGTAAACAATAATGCCTCTATCTGAAACAGATGAAGAGATTAGGATTGCAGCTGAAAGTGATTTAGTCTTCTTCATAAAGCTGGTTGCCCCTCATCGAGTGTTAGGGGCAATACATGTAGATATGATTAGGTGGTGGTGCAGAGAAGATGGGAAAGATCATCAGCTTGTATTAATGCCTCGTGATCATCAGAAGAGTGCAATGATCGCCTACAGGGTGGCTTGGCAGATAACAAGAGACCCTACAAGCACATTCCTGTACATCTCCTCTACGTCAGGCCTAGCAGAGGCACAGCTATATTTTATTAAGAACATCTTAACATCTAAGACATACAATCGCTATTGGCCTGATATGGTCAATAGCGAAGAAGGTAAGAGAGAGAGATGGACTACCAGTGAGATTATGATTGACCACCCCCTCCGTAAGAAAGAAGGGATACGTGATTCTACAATCAAGACAGCTGGACTTACAACAAGCTTAACAGGGTTCCACTTCACACACGCAGTTATGGACGATGTGGTGGTGAGGGAAAATGCCTACACAGAAGAAGGACGAAGAAAGGTGAGGAGTCAATACTCCCTCCTGTCCTCTATTGAATCCACAGGGACAGATAAAGATTCTGTAAGTGCTGAGGAATGGATTGTAGGAACAAGGTATGACCCTCGCGATCTCTACTCTGACTTGATTCAGATGGAAGAAGACATCTTTAGTGAAGAAGGGGAGAAGGTCTCCACCAACTCTGTCTATGAAGTGTGGCAGAAGGAGGTGGAGGATATTGGGGATGGTACAGGAGAATTCCTCTGGCCTCGTCAACAGTCTTCTACAGGGAAGTGGTTTGGTTTTGACCTAAAGGTGTTGGCTCGTAAGAGGGCAAAGTACCTTGATAAATCTCAATTCCGGGCTCAGTATTATAATAACCCAAACGACCCAGATAATGCCTTAATAGGTACAGATAGGTTTCAATATTACGATAAGAAGTTTCTGGAGTATCGAGGAGGTTCTTGGTATTATAAAGAGAACAAGCTTAACCTCTTCTCAGCTATTGATTTTGCATTCAGCTTAAGTAAAAGAGCCGATTACACCTCCATAGCTGTAATAGGAATAGACTGTGACAGGAACATATACATCCTGGATATTGACAGGTTTAAAACAGATAAGATTTCTGTATACTTTGAACACATTCTCAGGCTCCACACCACTTGGCAGTTTAAGAAACTAAGGGCTGAGGTAACGGTAGCTCAGGCAGCTATTGTCAGAGAGCTGAAAGATGAATATGTAAAGTCTCACGGTCTTAACTTAAAGATAGATGAGTTTCGCCCAAGTAGGAATGAAGGGAACAAAGAAGAAAGAATGTCAGCTATCTTAGAGCCAAGGTATGATAACATGGCTATGTGGCATTATCGAGGTGGTCATTGTCAGACGTTGGAAGAGGAGCTCATCTTAGCCCATCCACCACATGATGATGTTAAGGATAGCGTAGCATCAGCTATTGATGTAGCTGTTCCACCTAGGCGTATGAATCAAGGTGTGAACAGAGAAAGAAAAGTCATATACAACACTCGCTTCGGCGGCGTGTCATAAGGGGATAAAATCTTGTCAGGTAAGGTACTCGAACTTGAAAACATACTAAGTCAGGAAGACTTAGCAGCTGACATTGTAGACACCTACGTTCAGTTTAAAGATAAGCGTGGGGGCTGGGTTGAGGAGAAAACCGAACTACGCAACTACATCTTTGCTACAGATACAAAGAGCACTACGAATAATAAACTCCCTTGGAAGAATAGTACACATCTTCCCAAGATATGTCAGATAAGAGATAACCTCCACGCTAACTACATCTCAGCTATCTTCCCCAACGATGATTGGATGAAATGGGAAGGAGCAGACAAAGAAGGAGATACTAAGCAGAAACGAGAAGCCATCCTTGCTTATATGGAGAATAAGATAAAGCTGTCAGATTTCAGACAGACGATTAGCCAACTCTTGTATGACTATATTGATTATGGTAATTGTATTGGTGAAGTGACATATGTAAAAGAGCTGAAGATTGACCCCCATACAGGCGAAGAGATTCCGGGGTATATCGGCCCTAAGTTATTGCGTAGGAGCCCTCTAGATATTGTATTCAACCCTACAGCTGCCTCCTTTGAAGACACACCTAAGATCACACGTCATTTAAAGACGTTTGGTGAGATACAGCTAGAACTAGAGTCTCATCCAGAGAATGCACATTATCAGACTATCCTTGATAATATGAAGGCTGTCCGTAATAACATCGGGACATATGATGCTAACGATGTAGCGAAGGCTACAGGCTATTCAGTTGATGGCTTCAGTTCTCTATTGGATTACTACCAATCAAACTATGTAGAAATCCTAGAGTTTGAAGGAACTATCTACGACCGCTATACACATACAATGCTAAAAGACTATCGTATTACGGTGTATGACAGGTCTTACATTGCTCGTAGTGAACCCAACCCTTCTTGGCTCGGTGCTTCTACTAAAACACATTGTGGTTGGAGACTTCGTCCAGATAACCTATATGCAATGGGGCCACTAGACAACCTCGTAGGCTTACAATACCGTATCAACCACTTAGAGAATCTAGGCGCTGATGCACAAGACCTCTCTGTTCTCCCCCCTGTATTAATCAAGGGCGATGTAGAGCAGTATGTCTGGGAGCCGGGGGCTGAGATTATTGGTGGTGAAGATGCAGAGATTATTGAGCTAGGGAAGAACCTCAGTGGTGTAATCTCAGCTGAGAATAAGATTGAAATATTAGAAGCTAAGATGGAAGAGATGGCTGGTGCTCCTAAACAAGCTATGGGGATTCGTACCCCCGGTGAGAAGACAGCCTTTGAAGTGCAGAGCTTAGATAATGCAGCTGGACGTATCTTCCAAGAGAAGACCACCAACTTTGAAATTAATATCATTGAGAAGGTATTGAATCAGTTCTTAGAGGTGGCTAGACGTAATTTAGACAGCTCAGACCTCATTCGAGTGATGGACGATGATGTAGGCGTAGCTGAGTTTATTAATATTACTAAAGAGGATATTACAGCCTCAGGTAAGCTACGTCCTGTAGGGGCTCGACACTTCGCTGCTACAGCCCAGCTCATTCAGAACCTCTCTGGGGCTATGCAAATGGCTGCTATAAAGCCGGGAATCCTTAACCATGTATCTGATAAGAAGCTTGCTCGTCTGTTGTTTGAAGACCTTCCGGGCCTAGCTAAGCATGATTTAGTACAGGATAATATAGCTGTACTAGAGCAAGCAGAGACACAGCAGATTGTTAACTCAGCTGTACAGGAGCTACAGGCAGAGAATATGACCTCCCTAGAACCGGGGGCTGATGAAGAGGTTGTTCAAGGAGGAGGTTTGTAATGCCAATCAAGAAGAAGAAAAAGAAAGGTACTACAAAAGCCACTGGCAGGGACTACAAGTCTGAGTATAAGAACTACCATAAGAAGAAAGCGGTAAAGAAGAGGCGGGCTGAGAACAACAAAGCGAACCGTAATGCTGGGACATATGGTAACGGTGATGGAAAGGACGTAGCTCATTCAAAACCTAAGGCCAAAGGCTCCACTAAGCTACAGAGTCCTAGTAAGAATAGGAGCTTTAAGCGAACTAAATCAGCAAAAAGGAAGACTAAATAATGGCTAGTAGACTATTGAAGAGTGCAGCTACGGCTCTCATAGCGGCTGGTAAAGTGGCTGTAAGAAAGAGCAAGGCAAAGAAGCCTCTCAAGAAGAAAGCGAAGAAGAAGAAAGCTGCCCCTAAGAAGATACCTTTCCAGCAAGCAAGAGGCAAGAAACATGCCGAAAAGCTAACCAAGCAAGCTGACAAAGATACAGCTGAACTCAAACGGATGAGTAGCTCAATTGAGAAAAGATTGAGGAAGAGTGTAACGAAATAGGAAATATATACAGACAGTATATACTTATATATGAATATAAAATGGTTTAAGAATAAGAATAAAGAAGAGAAAGAAAAGTTTAAGAGATTAGCTCTTTCTCAGTTAGAGCTCTTTCAAACACTAAGAGAAATCTTAGAGGAAGATTTAGCAGCTTCTCTCAAGGATGCTGCAAAAAAGGATCACTATTCCCTATCTGCTTGGCCTGAATTTCAGGCAGATAAGCTTGGTGAACAACGTACATATAGAAAAGTAATTGACCTATTACCAAAGGATAAATAAAAGATGAGTGACCAACCATCCAGTTCGTTTGAAGCATCGACCGATGTGCCCGCAGAAGTTGTAACCACGGTTACACCCCCTGCACCAGCTCCAGCTGCCCCTGTAGTGCCGACCATAGCCTCAGAGTTTGTAGGAGAAGGAAAGAAGTATAGTTCAGTTGAAGTAGCTCTAGGGGCTATTCCACATGCTCAACAGCATATTGAGAACCTAGAAGCCGAGAACGCTCGATTAAGAGAGGCCGAGGCCAACGCTACCAAACTAGACGATGTAGTATCTCGATTAGAAGCTGACAACGATCAGACCGCCATACCAGCGGCTCCTGCCCCAGATCAGAAAACAATGAGAGAAGAAGCTCGAAGTGTATACCAACAGATTACAGCAGAGGAGAGTCAGGCAGCAAATCTTAAAGCCGCCGATGACGCTATGCTGGAGTTATATGGAGATAAGCGCGAGGCAGTGACCACTGCTGTAGCAAAGGAATTAGGAGTGTCAGTGAGCTTCCTCGCAGAAGCCGCTGCTAGATCACCTAAAGCCTTCCTGAAGTTGGTATCAGATAGTTCGAGATCAAATAGTGGTATGCCTCATGTTGAGACTTCCACTATCAATTCAGATGCTATTAACTTAGGTAAGCAAGCAGAAGCACCTTCGATTAATGTAGGTATGAGTGGGAACACTAAAGACCTCATTTCAGGGTGGAGAGCCGCAGGCCAAAAGGTACTAGCTGAGAATCCATAATTATCTCAGGAGACATATAAATGTCAGATCGTAATAACACAACTGCTTTTATCGAGGCACAGCAATACAGCGCGTTTATCGTTGAGAATTTGCCCGATATGGCCTTACCAGAAGGATTCGCTCGTGATGTTAGCGACTTCGCCTCTGGTACAACCCTTAATATCAAAACGGTAGGTTCACGTACAGTTCAGGATGTAGCTGAAGGTACACCAATGAACTTCACTCCAATTGATACAAACACTCTTACCCTCACCATCACAGATTACATTGGTGATGCTTGGTTAGTAAGTGATGAACTGCGTCAAGATGGTAGTCAGATTGAAAGCCTGATGGCTATGCAAGCAATGGAAGCCACTCGCGGTATTGCTGAGAGCACGGAGACTAAATATCTTCAGGCTTGTAATGATGCTCAGACCGCTGCTAGTGTAAACTTAGTCAACGGTCGTCCACATCGTTGGATTGCTGGTGGTGATGGTGGTACTAGTCGTAATATGACTATGGCTGACATCGTAGCCATGAAGCTTGCTTTCGATAAAGCTAACGTACCTCAGGCTGGTCGTATTGCTATTGTTGATTCTGTTGTTGAAGCTACACTTAATAGCCTCACCAATATTGTCAATGTAAGCAACAACCCAATGTTCGAGGGTATTGTCACCGAAGGTTTTGCGCGTGATCATAAATTCATCCGTAATATCTTTGGTTTTGACTTCTACACCTCTAACAAGCTACCTGTAGCTGCCGCTGTAGAAGCTATTGATGCTTCTTCCTACAGCTTGGCTAATGATTCAAGTGTTGTTGGGGATGTATTTAACATCTTCATGTCTGTACTTGATGACAATACCAAGCCAATGATGAAGGCCACCCGCACTCAACCATCCGTAGAAGGTTGGAGAGATTCTGAAAACCGTGAAGATAAGTTCCAGACTTCTGCTCGTTTTGGCTTCGGCGCTCAACGTGTTGACACTTTGGCTTGCATCATCACCTCAGCTTCAACATACTAAGGAGAACTATTATGGGTTTAGAAGCAGATGCCGTTCGCGGAGTGAATAGCCATTACGGCCCTCGTTCTGTAGATGAAAAGTATGGTGGCACATACACAAGTAAAGATCAGAAGAAGATTGCTACATGGATTTTCGACTATGATGATCTTCCCACGGGAGGCTCCACTAATCAGGAAGTCTCTATTCCAGCTAATGCAACGATTGTCTCGGCTCACTTCGAGGTTCTCACTGCGTTCACTTCTACTTCCACCACGTCCGATCTTCTGATTGGCTTGGAGCAAGCTGACGGTACAGACATTGATCTTGATGGTCTGTTAACAGCGGCTAATCTTACACAGACAGTTATTGCTGTTGTAGGTAGTCGTACCGTTGGTTCTGGTGCTTTGGTTGGCCTTACCGTTGGTACTGCCGCTGGTGAACTATATGTAGCCCCTTCTGCTGACGATCTGTTGACAGGCAAGGCTCGTGTTGTTGTAGAATACATCGTTTAAACTGTAAATAGATACGTCCCTCACCTCTGCTTGCATGTGAGGGCTTTCTTACTAATTAAAGGAAATTAAAATGGCAAATCCAATTGCAGAAAAAGGTTTTACAGCGGACGGTAGTGGTAATCCATTGATTGCTGACCAACAGACACTTGTAGCTGATTGTGTAGACGCATTAGATGGAGCAACCCTCACAGGAGATACACTGACAACTAGTGCCACTCCTACTGTAGATGAATTAGAAGCAAACGATGGTGTTCTTGGTGGTAAGATTAACGCTATCTTAGATATTTTAGAAGCTCATGGCTTAATGGCTGACGCTTAATAGGAGACTATTTTGGCTATAGAACTAAACACTGTCACTGATCCTGAACTCCCTGAACCTAAGGGTATTGCTGCTGCTACTTCATCTGAAGTATATGTCGCAGATGGCGTAGGGAGTGGAGGATGGGAGTTCGCCAACCCTCATGGGGGTATATACTATTCAGATATAGGTACAGGTACAACCTTAACTGCTCCTACAGCATACACAAAGGTTGCGGTATCTACAACTTCTACTCATCTACGTGACTTCACTAGTGATGGTGCAGGGAGGCTAACCTACACAGGTGCAGCTAATAGGCACGTACATATGGTTGCGGATATAGTTTTTAAACACTCCACAGGGAGTGGTCAAGATGTATTCTTTACTGTTTTCCATAATGGGGTTGAAGAGGCAGGGGCCGATATGGTTCAAACCGCTGATAGCGCAAACTACCAAAAGATTTCTATGCACTGGGATGAAGAACTTGTCACCAATGACTACTTTGAAATCTTTGCTAAGACTGCTTCAGGCAATATAATTATACATAAGATGTATATGTTTATGATGGGAATGCCGGGATAATGGCAAAACAGACGCTCTTAGATATAGTACAAGATGTGCTTTCCGACCTAGATAGTGATGAAGTGAATTCAATATCTGATACTACGGAGTCCTTACAAGTAGCTCAGATTGTTAAGACAACTTATGTGGACTTGATGGTAAGGGAACATCAGCCTCATTTAAAGAGTTTATTCAAACTTGATTCAACAACCTCTGCCACCCCCTCACACATGAAGATGCCTGTAGAGGTGATGGAGCTTATTTCTGTAGGGTATGATATACGTACCTCCACTCAGACGAATCAATACTTTCAAGAAATAACCTATCTGGAGAATTTAGACTTCCTTGCGTTAACAAACAACAGGAACACAGACCACTCAGATACAGACCTGATTGCAGACTTTGGTGGGGCCAACCTAAAGATCGTCAATGATACAGCCCCCCAATACTGGACATCTTTTGATGATGAATACATTGTCTTTGACAGCTATGACAGCTCAATAGAGACTAATCTACAGAATAGTAAGACACAAGTGCTAGGTTATTTAGAACCATCTCTTGTATTAGCAGATGCTTCTATTCCTGACCTCCCTTCTGAGTCCTTCCCCTACCTTGTCTCAGAAGCTAAGAGACACTGTCTAGCAAAGCTGAAGCAAGTAGATTTAAACGACACTTCTTATAGGGAAGAGGTTATACGAAACAAGCGGCAAAGGACGTGGCAGAAGCGTAAGAAGTGGAGAGCACACGACCAAAGTACATACCCCGGATACGGACGTTAAATAGGAGATACAATGAATACAAAAGCTTTAAAAGTAATGCCCAACAAAAGTGGCCCCCATTATGTTATTGGTTGGGAAGGTGGCGGAGAAGTGCCTTACGCCCTTACAGGGCATTGGACGAATATGAGTTCAGCTCAATCCGCTATTGATACATATGTGAAGTCAAAAGAAAAGAAAAGAAAATAAGCAGTGGGCGAGAAACAAGTCACCAAGAAATATAGCACCTTTGTAAGGGGGCTTATTACTGAAGCTAATGCCATCAGCTTTCCTGAGAATGCCTCAGTGGATGAAGAGAACTTTCATCTACATAGAGATGGTTCAAGGGAGAGGCGGCTAGGTATTAACTACGAGAGTGGCTTCTCTAAAACTTCTGTTGACTTTGCCACTGAAGTTGAGTCAGAGGTTTCTTACTTTGCATGGAACAATGCAGGTAACTCCTCTGATAAAAGCTTTATTGTTGTTCAAGCTGGTCGTTATATAGACATCTTTGAGTCTACCTTAGGTATATATGGGGTCTCAAAGAAGAGGTATACAATTGGTGTAGACACAACTGCCATCCCTTATGGAGGCACGTCTGACCTTCGTCCTAAATACGCTGTTGGCTTCACTTCAGCTAACGGAGCTCTCTATTGTGTACAGAAGACATCCACCCCTTTCTATATCACATACGATGCAGATACAGACCTTTTCTCTCTAGTTAATTATGAGATTAGTGTTAGGGATATCTGGGGTGTTCCTCTAGGTATTGCTACAGATATCACAAACCACCCTGCAACTCTTACAGGAAACGATGGATGGCAACACAGATATAACCTTGCTAACCAAGGGTGGCCTGATGAAGCTGTCCTTATGTCCACCTCCACAGGAACCCCTCCTCTCTCTGGAGGCGGTGTAATTACAGCCAATCCGATTGATCAAACTCTCGCTGACTTCGGGTATGCCCCTTCTCTTGCTGATAGCTACTACCTCTCATATGGCCTCCTGACCGCAGGTGTAGCTCCAACTAATGTGGAGATGTATCGTCCTGATAAGCTTACTACAAACCCTCTCCTACACCTTCAGATGCCTAAGGGCAAGTTTATCATTAAGGCCTTTATTAAGGATAGAAGCAGTAAGACGAGTGTTGTATACTCTGGCACTGAGTCTCAAGATAAAGGTTCCCCCACCCTCATAGAGACATTTGCAGGAAGAGTGTGGTATGCAGGAGTAGAGTCTGCTCTGGTAGATACCTCTACCTTTGATGATAAGGTGAGGTATAACTCCACCTTATTCTTTAGTCAGATATTAGAAACATATGAACATGCGTCTAACTGCTACCAGCAGAACGACCCCACCTCTAAAGACTTCTCTACCATTTTAGATACAGATGGAGGTACAATAGAACTGGCTGGTGCTGGTAAGATACAGAGATTGGTTTCTCTCCACAACTTCTTAGTTGTTCTAGCAGATAATGGTATATGGACGGTTACAGGTGGTAGAGGTGGCTTCACTGCATCAGACTACACTGTAAGAAAGGTGAGTAATGTTGGTTGTATTTCATCTAAGAGTGTTGTTGAGGTGGAAGGCTCACTTGTCTACTGGAGCCTTTCTGGTATCTATGCTTTAGCTGTTGATGCAGAATCTCAGGATATTAGAACACAGAACATAACAGAGAGTTCAATACAAACCCTTTATCAAGACATTCCTGACGTAGCAAAGAAAACTGCTACAGGCTTCCTAGATACATCAGAGAGGCAGGTGAGTTGGTTGTATAATAACGATCCTTCTTTTGATGGTATAGCTTATAAGTGGAGAAAGACCAAGGAGCTGTCTTACGACCTAGTGTTAAAAGCTTGGTCTGTAAACACTATCTCTCCTTTAGCAAGCAACACCCCTTACATCATTGGAGCTCTCAACGTCCCTATTGTAAACTCCTACAACCAGCTTACGGATGTAGTAGCTAATGGTGTGTTAGTGGAGGCTGACGGTGTACAGGTGCAGGTAAATGTCCCTGCTTTCTCAGCTCAAGGTCCAAGGCCTATTTACATATGCTACTCTCCCACAGGCTACACCTTCGGAGACTACCTCAACACTTCTTACCTCGATTGGTATTCTGAGGATAGCACAGGGATAGACTTTGTAAGTTATTTGATTACGGGGTATGAAGCCCTAGATGATATAGCTCGACGTAGACAAGCTGTATATATGACAGCTCACTTTGATAGAACAGAAGACAACTTCATTTCTGATGGAGCTGGTGGAGCCATCCTAGACAACCAATCAGGTTGTACACTACAGGCTAGATGGGATTGGGCAGACCATTCCAACTCAGGGAAGTGGGGGAGCGAACAGCAGATTTATAGGCTGAAGAGGCTTTATACACCTACAGGAACTCTTCCAGAATCATTTGACAACGGCTTCCCTATCACCTCTACAAAGAATAAGCTTAGAGGCGTAGGTCGATCAAGCCACTTGAAGTTCACCTCCGAGACAGGCAAGGATATGCACCTCCTTGGTTGGCAGATTGAATATAAAGGGAAGGAGAAGGTATAGATTATGGGATTTAAATTACCAAGTCCATTTGAACCAATCAATTTCGTAGACCCGGCTGGGGTTGGGGGGAGTAAGACTGAGGGTGGCCCTACATTCTCTATGAACCCAATACAGAATACAATAGAAACTGCTCAGAATGTAGAGGCTGTTGCTGGTACGGGGTATGAGACAGACTTTAATGAATGGGATCCAGATGTTTGGAAGAGTACAGCAGCGGGAGCTGCCTCAGGCTCTAAGTTTGGCTGGGTAGGTGCTGTTGTAGGAGGGCTTGTCGGTACATTTGGTGGCCTAGCGGAACAGAAGGCTAGAGAAGATGCTGAGGCTGAGCAAGGCCCATTAGATGAAGCAGCTAGAGCTAACGCTAGAAAGTCTATAACAGCCAAGAACGCCATCTCAGGTCTACAAGCTAGACGTGCTAGAATGTCTGTAATCAACAGAGCCATTACAGAGAGAGCCTCAGTTGTTTCTCAAACCACCGCTTCTGGTGTTAGGGGTAGTGGCCAAGCAGGGGCTACAGGTAATATTACAGCTCAGCTACAGGGAGAGCTTCAATACGAAAGCATAGTTCAAGAGCTAAGTAAACGTGCAGGTACGTTTGCAACTAGAGCTAAAGAAGCTGAAGATAAGTTTAACAGGCTACAAGAGGAGAAGGCTGAGATTCAGGCATGGACACAGACAGCTTTGCAAGCTTATAGCACCTTCGGTGGGGCTTTCTCTGGTGACGAAACTACGACAGAAGTATCAACACAAAATTATTCCTCCGGGTCTGTGACCTCTGAACCTTCGATATTTAATTCATAATGGCTAATACAGAGTTTGGTAATCAAGTGCTGGCAAGTAGAGATGTTCCTCTACAAGGCTTTGTCCCTGATGATCCTGAGATGACAGACTTCCTCAATAGGTCTGCTGATGAGGCCAGTCAAAGAGAGATATATCTAGACCCTCAGTCTGAAGACTTTGACCTAGGCGGGCCTCTCCTACAAGACTCAGGTATGCCAGAGAGCCAGAAGAAGATGGAGGCCTTCGCTGGCGCTTCTCTTTCTTCTGATAAAACACATAATAACTCTGAGCGGATTAAAACAGAATTTGATACAATAGGAAACTCTCCCACCCTCAGTAAGATTACAGACTACATATATAATGATTTAGATGCACGTCGAAGAGATGCTGTTATTGCTGTGGTGTCTGACCCTCGTAACTCTGTAGAAGATGTTCAAGAGATTATAACAAACTATGCTGCACTACGTGGTACAGATGCAGACCTAGTTACAGAGATGTTAGTAGGGCTCACTGTCCTAGATAACGCTCGTATAGAAGAAGATGCTAGGGTGCAGGATAAGAGAGTTTCTCAATCTGATAGAATTATACTAGGGTATGAAGAGAGGAGTAAAGAAGGGAATCGTTATTCTATTGAAGAAGACGAGGACACATTAAGTACGGTTGCTAGTTTTGCTATGCTCCTCTTCCCTCTAGCAGAAGGGCCAACAGCTGTAGCTGCTAAAGAAGCTCTAGGTGGAGACATCTCTCCATTAGATTACATCTTTATAGGGCGTACTAAACAAGATGCACAAGAGGCTCTCCTTGCCCTCTCAGCTCAGCCTGAGAAACAGAGACAAGTTGTAGAGCTCCTTAAGGAGGTTATTGAGGGCAAGGCTGATACGTGGCTAGGCTCTAGTACAATATCTAAGATATATGAACATGATGTAATTGATGGTAACATGGGTACAGGTACGGTGTGGGCTGATAACATCTTTGGTGTTGTAGACGCACTAGGTCTTCTCCTCGCTCCTATTGGAATTGCTAAGAAGGTTGCTAAGATTACAAGCAACAGTCATGGTGGTTCTCCTGCTGGTGCTGTGGATAGTGCCAACCCTGCTGCTGCCTCTGACATTCATGCAGATGTTCTTAAGGATAAGTCAGGGAAGATAGGTGAGGATGTAGGCCTCTCTCCAGAGGATGCTGTAGGCGCTTCTATGCCTAAGCCTTGGGGCTCTGACCTCTCAGGGGCTCCCGCTTCTGTTGTTGAGACGTTGGGGAAGTCTGATGTGGAAGCAGCTGACATCTTTGCCACCTCTGGTGGACAACGTCTCCTCTATGAGACAGAAGAACTAGCTCAGACACAAGAGAAAGCCTTCGAGTATTTAGAGTCTATTACAGGGGCTAAACTGCACGTAGGTATGTCTCAATATGCTGAGGTATCTACAGAGATAGGTAAAGGGGATAGAGGCTTTAATATCAGAGCTATCTATGGCTCTAGTGAGGACTCAGGGTGGGCTACATTACAGGGGGCAAAGAACGCTGGCACTAAAGTGTTTGGCAAAGGACAACCCATATCTATTAGGGTGAGAGACCCTGCCAATCCTACGAAGCACTATGATGTAAACTCAGAGGCAGGGCAGGCTGTTGAGGACGGAGAGTTCTTTGTACAGTTTGATTATACACACACATACGATCCTTCAGTGGTGGCTGTCTTTGGTGAGAACATTGTGTCACGTATAGGCTCAGTGCCTTATGTAGGCAAATATCTTCAAGATGCTGTTAACAGGTTCGATGATGTAATTAAGAATGGTGCTCTCGTCTATACAGATCAAGCCTCTGGCCTAGAGAAGAGGCTCCTTGACCTGTCCTCTAAAAGACTCCTTAAATTAGGAGACAAGAGTAAGCACAAGGTTCTTGAGGCTATTGAACAAGGCTATAAGGAAGAAAGGAATTGGGGCTATGAGGAGCTGGTAACAGGCTTCAACATGGACGCTAAGGAAGCTGTAGCATACTTCGACTACCGTAAAGGACAAGACCTTGAACACGCTCTCCACAATAGAGAGGTATATCAGAGCCTACAGAGGGGTGGTTATGAGTCTCTTTATGTAGGTGGGAAAGAAGCTAAGATATTTGCTAAGAAGATAGATGAAAGCTCAGCCGTTCAAGGCAAGAGCTCTGTCCCTGTGTATGATGCTAACACAAACACCACTAAGCTATTGTCAACTGATGAGGTGAGTGAGTTGTATGCAGGTGGTAATTCTATTGCTAGAATGAATAGCCCTGTCTATGTAGGAAAGAATAAGTTTGATATGGTGGTGGTGGGGAGCTCTCCTTTTAAAGGCGGGACGAGCCTCCTTAAGCCTCTTAGTCGTACACCCTTAAACTACAAGGAAGGTTACTACCAGCGCATATACAAAGACCCCTATGTTGTACGAAAAGTGTACACAGGTGGTATGTTGAACGGGAGCCCTGTCACTGGTGGGAATAAAGAAGCTATTGCTTTTGCTGCCACTAAGACAGAAGCAGACGAGCTTGTGGCCGCTGCTGTAAGAGATAATAAAGATAAAGGAGTTATTTACACAGCTGAGAGAGAGCGTGGCCTTCCTTCGAGTGAAGGTGCTACAGCTGATTGGGAGAATATACACAAGCGAGGCTTAACGTCAGCCCGTCACAGAGGAGAACGCCTAGAGGATGTCACAGGGTTAGCCAAGATAGAAGACCCCATGACAGCCCTTGTACGCTCCTCTCAGGCCCTCTCTAAGCGTGTTGCTCTGGGTGGGTGGTTTGATACAATGAAAGCTCGCTGGAGTAAGACCTTTGTAGACCTCACAGACGAGGGCAGGTTCCCTGCCACTCTGGAGAGCTTACAGGACAAACTTGGTTCCTCCTCTCTCACTAGAAAGGAGAAGGGGCAGGCGCTCTCTGTATTTGAATACATTAAGATGATGGAAGGCCGACCTACACCTCGCTCAAGGGGTATGCAGAATATGATGCTAAACCTTGCTGAGCTCACAGAGAAGGCTCCTAAGCTTTCAGCAGTTATCCGAGGAGCTGCTGCTGTAGACCCTCTAAAGCTCGCTAAGGGCTCTGCCTTCATCTCCTTCATTGCTATGAACCCCTTGAGACATTTCCCTCTACAGGCTTCTCAGCTCCTTCAAACCCTAGCCATTGATCCAAAGTACCTGCTCTCAGGTATGATGTTTAAGGATATTGCTGGCATCTCTGCTGGTATGTTTGGAATGACCAAGGGAGGGGCTAAGCTATTAGGTGTATCTGAGAAAGAATTCAATCAGGTGATGAAGCAGTTTAAGGCCACAGGCCTGCCTACCAGTATGGATCAACATGCTTTGATAGAGAGCGTAGTGACCAAGGCAGACGTTTCTTTACATAGCCGTACACCTTTCCAGAAGATTATTGATGCTCCTGTATCAGCCGCTAAGGGCGCTGTACAGGCAGGTAAATCATTGGGCTTCATCCCCGGTGAGTTTGTTAACTTGGCTGGGCATTGGCTAGTGGCTCGACGTAGGTGGGCTAAGAAGAATCCTAAGGGGAATATGAATAGTCCTAAAGCACAGGATGAGATAGGGCTAGATGCTCGTCAGCTTTCATGGTCTATGAATAGAGCCGGTAAGATGGGGTATCAGGGGTATTCTACTTCCTCATTCTCTGAATATCTCTCTATTCCTTTCCAGTTTATGTCTGTCCCTCACAAGGCTTTCCTAGCTATGACTACGAGCAAGGCCTACACGAGAGAAGAGAAAGCTCGTCTAGCTGCTACAAATATTGTCCTCTTCGGGGGAACAAGCTTAGGCTTCATGGGCTTCAACACCATGCTTGATGGAGCTAGAGAAACATATAACATTGATCTTGACCAAGAGACGTGGGTGAAGGTGAAAGGTGGTATTGTGGATTGGGGTGTTTCTTCAGCTATTGATCACATGATGGATGACTCCAAGGGCCTTGAAGATCAGTTTAAGCTGGCTGATGCTATGGCCCCCACTAATAGCCTCTTTGGTAGGCTCGGTGAAGTTACTATTGCCTTCTGGGAAAAGCCTATGCTAGAAGCTGTAGGCGGAGCCTCTGGCACTGTCGGTAGTAAGATAGCCAGAGCCTTTAGAGATGCTCAACACGTTGTTACAGCTAACCCTGAGGACACTCCAGAGCAAATCCTTGGAAGCTTAGAAGCCTTTGCCAGCATCCTGAGTGGCCCTAACAACTACTTCAAGATGAAATATGCTCAGAAGTATAACAAACTCATAGATTCTAAGGGACACGAAACTGTAACCATCTCTGATGCTGGGGCTAGTATGCTGGGTTTTGGTATCTCTACATACAAACAAGAGGCTCATTATAAATCTATAATGGACTACTCCGATATGCGTAAAGATGTTATGAGCAAAGCTGACGATTGGTATGATAGCGCCTTCTCAATTAAGGCTAGAAACCTCTCAGATGATGACTATGCACTGGAACTGCGGGGGCTTAAAGCAGCATTCAATCTTATGTCAGATGATCCTATAGCAAGAGAGCTATTTATTGATAGAATCACCTCTAGGTCACAGAGAGACTTCAAGAATAAGGGAGAGGGTTTCCACAACCATCAACTAGAACGCGCTCTTAGGATGGTAGGGGACTTCAGTTCTATGGCAAGAGACAACTATATGAACGATCCTAATATAAGTGAAGAGAATAAACAACTGTTAAATGAGATGTTGGACAATATGTCAGGAGTGAATAAATAATGGCTGGTTTCCAGAGAGATATTGGCGAGATTAATCCAGTGCTGGTTCAGCCAGAGGTTGATACATACGTCAAACCTATTGATACATCTAAGGCAGAACTGATCACTACCTTCGGTAATGCAGCTACAAGTGTATATAATACATACCAGACGAATAAGCTCAGAGGTGAATCTACAGAGGTTATAGAGGATTTCCTTTCTTCTAATGGTGTGAATAGTGCAGGAGAGACCAACCTAGACAACGACCCCACTGTTGTAGAGGCTCGTCAAAGGGCTGGGAAGCTTTCCACAGCTGTCTCCTCTGGAGCTATGACAGAAGGTCAGATGCGTATACGTCTTCAGGCTATGATGAGGGGCTATATTAATAGAGCTCCCGGATTAGCAGACAACTTCCGTAAGGTGTCTGCTCAGACGTTGGGGGGCTACGATGCTGTCATTGACTCTGTAGCAGCTGACCAACGGGCCAGAGCTAAGCAGAGTGCAGCGATGCAGAAGGCATACTTAAAGAGAGCAGCTGAGCTTCACATCCCACCAAGTACACCTTGGCCTGAGCTTGTTGAGGAGGTTAATAGACGGGAGAGGGTTAAGGCCGATGCTGCTATAGTTGAGGAGAATAACGCTCAGGTGGAAGCTACTTACGAAGCTCAACAGAAGAAGATTGCTAGAGGTATGCCTGCTCTTATTGCTAAGAAGTATGAGGACTTGAATGATGGGTTTCAAACTACTATAGACTCTGATCTCCCTTTAGATAAGAAGTTACAGTCGATAGAGATAGACTATCAGCAAGCTGTGGCTGGGCTTAGTCAAGCTAACCAAGGCGCTTTAGATTCAGGAGACCTTGAAAGGAGAACAACTCTCTTAAAGAGTGCTCGTGATATAGCTAAACGAGTGGCTAGTGGGGCAACCACCGCTGAGGCTGCTAAGTCAGATACAGCTAATATAAAAGCTGTGTCTGAGAATAAGTTAATAAACCAACCCGGAGCAGCTGAGTTCCAAGCTTTTGTTTCAATGTCAGGAGTGAGGCTTGATTCAAAGTACTTCACTAATCATCCTCAGTTAATGGCTAGTTACTTTAGCCTGATGAATGGTGCTTTAGTTAATCTGAATGATTCAGCACCAGTTGATACCGAAGGAAAGAAAGAATATGCGGAAGGTGTTAACCATGTATTAACGGCCACTGTCGATGAATATAAGAAGAATAAAGGAGAGAATGGGAGCATCTCTGCTGATGTAGTGATTAATATGGTGGGGGGGTTGACACTGAACACCACTCCCGGTAAGACTACAAACATTGAAACCTATAATACGGTGTTGAAGACAACCTCTCGTGAGGGTTTCAAAGATGCTGTCAACGATCCTAATAAATCTATAGAAGCTCAGACAGCTATAGATAATACAAAAAGATTCCTACATTCGTATGCAGAGACCAGGTGGCTTCCTTCCTTAGCTAATGACATCGCTAAGATGCAATCCAGCACCCTCCAAGTGGGAGGCTTCCATGATGAAGATGCTAAGAGAGCTGGTGATTATATTGCTACAGTGGTGAGTGAGGAGACAGGGGGACTTACATTTGTAGTGGATAGAGATAAGGTGGATGCTGCCAACCTCTCTCTAAGAGAACAGCAATACCTTCGGATAGAGACTGGTAAACTTCAACGTAAGTTCAGTGAGAAGTGGATGTATCTTGTCCAAGGAACTGCCCACATCAATGGTAGTGATAAATATGCAGATGTAGGACAAGCTCTCTATGGGGAAATGAAAGGTAAAATACCTGTAAGACCCCTCTTTACAGAAGACGAAGAGGAATAATGAGAATGCCAACCCTAGAAGATAAAGTATATAACCTCGATACACGGGTTTCACTAGTAGAGAAAGAAATGTCTAACGTAAACCTAACACAAATCCATATCAATGAGACTATGGTGGCTCATATGGAGAGTGAGGAACGTGACCGAAAGGAGATGAAGGGACACATAGCAGATATTATTAAGTATAAATGGATATTGTTTGGAGGTATGGTTGTTCTTTGGCTCTCCTCAGGCAATAATGAATTCCTTAAGTTAATAAAGTTGATGTTCTAATGAACTATAAATACTTCTCTGAGAAAGAGCTTGCCTGTAGCTGCGACGAATGTGAGACTAAGATGGACACAGAGTTCATGGAAAGGCTTATTGAGCTGAGAGAACACTGTTCCTTCCCTTTTAAGCTTACGTCTGCTTACCGTTGTGAGGAGTATAACAAGAAGGTAGGGGGCTACCCCAAGTCCTACCATGTCCTCGGTAGAGCTGTAGATTTACAGGTGTATGGAGCTAAGGCACACAAGCTGCTGAGCCTTGTGAGGAGATATGGCTTCATGGGGGTAGGTATCTCAGCTAAGGGAAACAACAGTCAACGATTCATTCACATAGACAACCGTGAACATGCAGCGGTTTGGAGCTACTAATGGCAAAATTAGTTACAACAGATATATCTAACCTCTCAGGGAACCCCGGCTCTGCTGAGACAAACATAAACGCTAACAATGCTTCTATTGAAGTGGCTATGGAAAACACTTTAAGCAGGGATGGCACTACACCTAACACTATGTCTACTAATCTTGATATGAATAGTAATAAGGTAGTGAATGTAGCCTCCCCTACCTCTGGTGGGGATGTTGTTAATAAAACCTATGCAGATGCAGTTATCACCAGTGGCCTCCCTCCTCAGGCAGGAAACTCTGGAAAGCTCTTAACTACAGATGGCACAGATGCTTCGTGGGGAGATGGTCTCAGTACGTTTGTTACAAGTTCTATTGGGTTTCCGCTATTAGGGGTAACTAGTATTTATGATGTAGACAGTAATCTGGCCTCAGCCACATGGGAGAGTATCGGCCCCACTGGTAGCGGTGCAGACAATGTCTACGCTGGTCTTGATAGTATCCCTCTGGGGGTAGATTGGGTAGAAGTAAACATACATATAGACTGTGTAACCACTGGAGGCACGCCAGAGGCTTACCACTCCTTGTTAATGAACGCTATAGCAAATGGGGGAACAGAGAACTTAGGGCAAACTACACGCATACAATATATAGGAGGATATGTGAACGCAGCTGGAAATCTTAGAGGCCAATTAATAGCTAACGGTATTAAAATACCTGTAGATTCAGCTGTGGTATTCAAGTTAAGACACTATAGCACATACAATACAGCCGCTATTGCCTTAGCCCCTATTGGCTACGGATACAATCAATAGGAGATTGAGATGGGAGCATTACTAGGAATATTACCAAGCCTCTTCAAGGTAGGAGGTAAGCTGATACAAGACGCTGACCAGCGAGCTGAATATGTGTTTAAGGTTCAGGAGATGGCTCAGAAGTTCATGGAGAAGATGCTTGAGACTAAGACCTACCCTTGGGTGGACGGGTTGGTGAAGCTTGCTTATGCAGCTGAAGCTATTATCAAGGGGTTATTCCGTCCTGTTGTCTCTGCCCTTATGTTTGTATTTGCAGCTTACGCTGAGGTTAATGGTATAAACCTCTCTGAGGGGCTTCAGGTGCTCCTCTACGGGGCGTTCCCTGCTTGGGGTGCATCAAGGCATCAGGAGAAGAAGAAAACCTCTCAGAAGGCTTCTAAGGAGGTCTGGGAGGATGACGACTACAGCCCCTTCTAAGGAATACCCCTCAGTTAGAATCAAGTGGGCAGACCACTGGACTGACACAGGGGATACAACTCTGGAAGCTATAAAAGAAAAAGCCCGACCATACTACGGAGAGTATGTCGGGCTTCTTGCTTATGAGAATAAGCAGATGGTCGTGCTTTGCAGCAACGTGTGGGAGAATGGAGACCTCTCAGATGCTATGTTCTTGATGAAGAAATGTATCGTAGAGAGGAGTGATAGAGAATGAAAATACTGGTAGTGTTATTGTTTCTTTGTGGAGAGCCTGTAGGCATCATCACTAACAATGATGCTATCAGGTATCAATATCAGAATCCCTCAGAGGAAGTAAACATCCCTCCAAGGGAGTTGATTGATATTGCTAGGTTGGATGTAGAGAAAATATCTGGACTCCAGTGTATATGATAAGACTTGCCACTAGCGTCCAGCCTATCCAGAACCAAGGGTCTCTTCCTTGGGGGTTCAATTACACCACTTCCCTTTTGTATTCTCAAAAGTATATTTAACAAGATGTCTGAATGCGTGGTGGTAAACAACGACACCTTCAGGTTTTTCCCACTTGTCAGCTGTATCAAGAAGCTCCTCCATAGCATCCGTGATGCAGTCGGATGTCATCTTTCCTTGGTATAGAATAGGAACAACACTACAACACTCAGGGAGGTTAGGGTTGTCCGGGTTCCATCTTATAGTGTTAAAAAGAAATAGATGCTTCCCTTTCATCTGGTGGGGGTTCTTTTGTATACCTTCGCCCGCCCACTCCCCATAATGATAACCATCCCCTAGCTGCAACAAGCCTTCATTATTATCTTGCACCCATTGAGCAAAACCGAAGTTATCATCTTCTGGTGTTATGAGTCTCTTACGAGACTGAACACCAACAATCACTCCTTCTTCAATAATGATACAGGCATTAGTTCCATCTATCTTCTCCGTAATTGTAACACCACTTCCTTTATCTCTTGGTATCTTAGGCCAAGCTTTAAACTCTACACTCATTAGCTACACTCCTTATTTCCTGTCTCAAGGTCAATATAACAAGCTTTTGCACCTTCGTCACTCTTCTCTGTCTTTACAGCATTAAGTATTCCAAACCTCTTCCCACTTGCGTTGAATGTAGTGCAACCTTTACACCCCATCTTCCACGCCTTCATGTAGATTGCCTTGAAGTCTTCCCAAGGGATGTCAGGATCAACATTAATAGTCTTACTCACTGCACTATCTACATACCTCTGAGTGAGAGCTAACATATTCAAATGGTCATCTGCTGTACACTGGTCAGCTGTCTTCCCCTCTATCCCGTATTCCCTGTACGCATAGTCCTCCACAATGACATTAGTAGGGCCATCAAACGTTTGAATAGTTCGATTAGTAGTATGAGCAAAGACAGGCTCAATGCCACTAGACACATTGTCAGCACATAAGCTAATAGTACCAGTAGGGGCCACAGATAGAAGATGACTATTCCGTATACCATGCTCTTTGATTTCAGCTTGGAGAGAGTCGGGGAGAGTTTGGATGAATAATCCCTTACTGTACTCCACGCTGTCCCATAATGGGAATGGGCCTTTTTCTTTAGCCAGCTCGACACTTGCTCTATATGTTTCATCTCGTATCACCTCTAACACTTCTTCAAACCAATTAAGAAACTCAGGAGAGGCATAAGGATAGCCAAGTATCTCCCCCGCATTCGCTACACCTGTAATACCAAGCCCCATCCTACGCTTAGCCTTTGCTTCCTCCTCCTGTTGAGGGAGAGGGTAGGTGGTGTTGTCAATGATGTTGTCCATTGCTCGTACAACAACAGGGATGTCTTGACGAAGTTGTTCCATACCGAAGTGGTAAATTATATCCTCAGGTGTCTCACTAACCACTTCAATGTATTTAACCAGATTGTAGCTACCTAACAGACATGCACCATAAGGGGGCAAAGGCTGTTCACCACAAGGGTTGGTGGTTTCAACAGTCTCGCAGTAGTGTAGGTTGTTCCACTTGTTAATGGTGTCAATCAGGAGAAACCCCGGCTCTGCCCAATCCCATGTACTCCTCATAATTTCCTCATAGAGGAATGCAGCATTGACAGTTTCATACACTTGACCATCAAACTCAAGATCAAACTCTGTTCCATCCTCTACAGCCTGCATGAATTCATCTGTCACACCAATAGAGAGATTGAACTGACGTAGCTCAGTCTCATTCTGCTTAGCTCTAATGAACTCTTCAATGTCTGGATGGTCAACCCTTAGGGAGCCCATCTGAGCTCCTCTACGATGGCCTGCTGAGCTTATGGTCTTGCATACAGAGTTGTAGATGTCCATGAAGGTTATGGGGCCGGAACTCTTACTCCCAAGAGAGACAATACGATCCCCACGAGGCCTAAGATTACTAAAGTCATAGCCAATCCCTCCACCGAGACGCATTGTTTGAGCAGCTTCGGCAGCTGTACCCATAATAGCATCCATACTGTCCTCGACAGTGCCAGATACAAAGCAGTTAAACGCTGTAACATTTCTTGGTGCTCCTATAGCAGCTTGTGTACGCCCACCTCCCATGAACCTCATGTTCAGGAGGATTTCATATACAGCTCGGAAGTGTTCGGGGTTGTCTGCTAGGGTGTGGCTGAATCTAGCACACCCCTCAGAGAAAGCTTCCCCTTCTCCTCTGTACTTACTTGCATGTGTCTGTTCACTAATTTCTAATGTTGGGCCATATCGTTCGCTCACTTCTTCTCCTTCATCTTTATTGTACATAAATCAAGGCCTACACACCCAGTAGGATACTTGTTCGAGGGGTGGTAGCACCACCCGCAGTCCCAATACTCACATATCATATTTTAAAATTCCATCTACCGGATTTGGTCAACTGCATCGGACACAGCAATGGCCTATCCTCAACTATACATCCCACGCCCAAGATGGGCTTGTTGTTTGTATACCCACGAGAGTAGTTGAATGCAGGGTGGCTTGTATCAATCAAACACCCCACAGTCATACTCCAACGTAGCACCTCTGTATCTGCAAAGTATTCTATACCGAAGGTTCCATGATGGTGACCTTGTACAGAATGATGGCTGTGTGTCTTAGCATTGGTGAGGGTTGTCTTAGACATAGCATGAACCATTAGGCAGTTGTTATACTTGTCCACCTTGAAATAGTCCTTGTCTGTCCACGTCCACCCCTCTATCTCATACATATCATTGTAGCTCTTGAGGTGGTCGAGAGGGATGTTAGCCATCTTGGCCTTCCTCTCGCTCATCACACAATGATTCCCTAAGGAGATGGTCATCTTAGGGAACAGAGCATGAAGTTGTTGTATAAACTTCTTAGCCTCCTTATGTTCAGCTTCAGCTGATAGTGTGCCATATTCAATGGGGTGGAAGGAGCTGAAATGGTTGTCCACTACATCCCCTACACTCTTAGCTTCTTCTATTCCATAACCATCTTTGACAGCTTCCAAGAAGCGGAGGGTGTCTTTGTGGTGAAATGGTGCATGGCAGTCTGAGACGAAGATAGTATTTTTCATTCCTTCCACCCCTTCACTAAATAATTAGCAAGGTATCTTGCATCCTTCCACGTATCTCCTTGAGCAAAGTATTTTAATGTGTAATATTGTATCCAAAAGAAATCCTTCAT